CGGACCCATGAAAAGAGCCCGATCTGGTTTCATCAAAGAGGCAACGAGGGATTTCTTCATCTTCTCGTAGTCGTTACCTGCCGCCAGATCGATGAACCCCAGTACCGCGCGGGACTCAGGAGCTTCCAAGAACCCCTTCCCACCACGCCTGACGTAGGGTATCTCATTGATAATACAGGCAGTTTCGAAGTCATTCAACTCAGCGTTGGTGCGAGCGAGTACCGCAAAGTTCTCAGCGTCAGCTCCCTCGTCGATGTCCCTTCGGTACCTACCAATCGTCTCGATGGCCGCTTCCACGTTGTCCTCAGGGGTAGAGACTTGAATCGAGGCCCGACCGCGGTCCTTGCGTGGGTCTGCCATCGATGGGACCACTGTACCATCCCCATCATAGGCGATGAGCGCGTTGGCCGCTTCCACGATCTCGGGCTGGCACCGGTAGTTGGTGCGGATGTTCCGAGTCGTCCACCCCTCTTCAAGACCCTGGAATAACTCAGGTTTTGCACCTCGGAACTGGTATATGGCTTGCTTTTCGTCGCCCACCATCCAGATTGACTTGTCCTTGGAGTCCTGAGTGATTTGCTCGGACATCATCGCGAAGATTTGGTGCTGGACCGTGTTGAGGTCCTGAGCTTCGTCAACAAGGATGTGGTCGTACATGCCCTGAATGGCTGTCTTGGCCCTTGGATCCCTCTTCAGGATGTCCCGGAGGACCTTGAGCATGTCATCCAAGTCGCCCAGGCGCTCCCCACCTTTACGATTCCTGCTCATGAAGCTCTCGAAAGGCTTCGAGGGGTTGCAAGGGGGACGCCATCCGGGAATGTCCCCCTTGAGGCCCAAGTACATCTCATACCAGATAACTGCTTGGGCTTCCGCTTTGGAGGTGACCGAGGCCTTGGCTTGCTCGAGAGTTACATCGTTACCACGCCAAGCATTGAGTAGGAGGTTGGCCTTCTTTGCCTTGGGGGGCTCTTCAACCCACTTCCTTGAGTAGCCGTACTTCGAGACAAGAGCATCGGGCCCACATTCGACCCACATATTGCGGATTGCCTGGGACAGGGATGCTGGGCTGATACTCTTCACACCCTTACCAGTTGGAGCAATGAGCCTCGGCGCGCGAAGCATGTCCTGCTCTTCCCGGGTCCCGAACCCTGGGGTGTCCCGGGTCCCGACAATGAGTTTCGCGAATAGCGAATGCATCGTCCCCACTTGAATCCCAGAGGCCCCGTCACCGACCTTCTTGGCAATCTTCTCCTTCAGCTCGTTGGCTGCCTTCCGGTTGAAGCTGCACGCCATCACCCGCGCCGGATTGACCCGACCATCCTTCACAAGATAGTCGATGCGCGCGACCAAGGTCGTAGACTTACCAGAGCCAGCACCGGCTGCTACCCGTACTCGACCTCCCGTGAGAGCGGCTGACCTCTGTTCGTCGTCTAGCTCTCGTAGGGGGAGGGGGATGTTCTGAATGAGGCTAGGGTCGCTGATAGCTGCTACGGCTGCAGCAGTCGCTATTCCCACCACCCTGGACTCTTTTGGAGGTTCATCAGGCTGCTTGTTAATCTCCAAGGACTTACGAGCCGCCTCGGTAGCATTGGTCTGAACCTTGTTGATCATCAAGGACCTAGTATCTTGATCAGCCTGAGTGGCTTGCGCCCCTTGCTCAGCAACCTCTTTGATACTTGTGGTCTTGATCTCATTCGAGGCTGCAACCTCGTTTGAAGCACTATCTACTGGAGTCGGAGCAAACTGGCCCGACCCAGCCTGCTTAGCAGCGGCATCGATCCAACCACGCATCCGGATATTGATCAACGGAATAGCATCGAAGATATCAAGAGCCTTATCTGCATCCTCTAACATCGAAGCAGAGATTGCGGCCTTAACCTGTCGAACATACTTGGGGTTATCCAAGATGCCTTTGACGGTTTGAGTCCCACCCCTCGTAAGTAGGGTTCGGAATTGGAGAGCCCGTCGAGCTGCAGCCGCCGGGGTGAAAGCCTTCAGGTTCAGAGCCCGACGCAACATGGCCTTCTGGGACTCTTTGGAGAGATGGGTTTCCAAGTATTCTCGGTACTGATCGATCTGAGTATCCGCCATTCGAAGGATCTTGAGCCCTCGCTTGATCAAGGCATCTTCAACATTATCAACCCCCGCAGTTTCCTCGGCGTACCTTTCATAGGTGTCGAGGGCCAGAAGGAAAATGATGTACTCAGCTACTTGAAACTCACCAATCTCCAGATCATCATCCTCAGGGTCGCTAACTGCTAATTTAGTGGTGATCGGGATTAGCATGGAATTCCTACGTTGTGGGCGTACTACACCCAAAGCCAACTCACAAGAGATTTATGGGGAGTCCGCATACGACAAGGCTCCTCAGTGTCACCACCAAGGAGCCTTCAGTCATTACAGGGGATCCCCCTGTGGGTTAGATCCTGGCTCGCAGGTTGAATGTCAGTACGAGGTACAACAGCGGGAAGATCGGCTGGTAGAATGCCTCAGCATTCAAGGTCGTTGGGTCATTGGGGTCAACCGTGGCCGAGATGCCGGTGAAGGCCGCCACGATTTCCTGCTGAATCAACTGCTTGAACAAAGAAGTCATGCTGACTTCTACTTCGTTCGTCCTACTGGCGAGGAACTTCGTACCCACGAAGGCGTCGAGGACCGATCTCGAACTGATCGAGACGAAGTCCGCGATCTGGGTCACCGTCGGCAACCGAGTCAGGACTGACGTCATGTTGGTCGTGAGACCCTGACGGACCCTGATGACCGGCTGCAGATCTTCGAGGATTGTGATACCAGCGACGGCCGTTTGATTGGCCTCTACTGGGTCCATGATTCTCGGGATTCGGGTGAACCCTTGGAGACGCCTATGGGTGTACGGGGTTGCCACGTCAATCGCCGGTGAGCAAACAGCGCCCGCCATGGCCGCCGCGAAGAACGTACCGTCAACCAAGGACTCGAAGGTGTTACCCAACTCATCCGTGAAGGTAACCACGGATGAATCTGGATAGAACGCCACGATCCTCGAGCTGAATAGGTTCTTTGCGATAGTCTGAGCGGTAGTCGGGGTCGTCCCGCTTGCGAAGCCGATGAAGCCCATTCGCTCAGACTGGTTGCGAATGTTGCTCATGACCTCACAATGCTGAGTCAGGGCTGAGTACACCGAGGTATCCGAGCTGAGGGGCACGAGTACATCGGGCTTGACGTTCCCTGGCAGAGGAGTTGCCAGACCATTGATCGCTGTAATGAAGGATGAGGCCGACGCTTGGTTCGTGTTAGGAACCTTGAGGACCTGGGTGATTCCCACCAAGACCGCCCCGTTGAGGATCGCCAAGTACGCGCCCAAGGTGACTCGGTTCTCCGCAGAGAGCTTGCCGTAATTGGCCTCGATGGTCTTGAACGTGGTGAAGATCCGCGTCGAGAAGTCCTGCTTCATGAAGCGGTAGCTGATGTAGTAGTAGTCACCGTTCTTCGGCTCAAGACCAGACGGGTTGAAGGTCTGGACGTTAGCCGTGTCATTGACTCCCACATTGACGGTATTGGTGACGATGGTCTCCAAGCCCGGGATGTAGTAGTACGGGATTCCAGGGTTTACCAGGAACAACTGAGAGATGACCAGGGTGAACGTACCGCCAATTGCGTAGGATGTGGTGGACGGTAGGATCGTAAACCTCAAGCCTGTACGGGCATCCGTATAGGTCTGACCGGGGAACCCAGTACCAGACGAACCACTTGATCCATTCGAGGAACTGACTGTGAAGTTGTCAGTCGCGCTCTCACCATTATCACCAGAGGTACCAGGTACGATGTTCGTACCAGCCGTGGTGTTGAATGCTGAGGTGGCTCCACCAGCGAATGCGATACTGGAGGCTACCGCGCCAACCGTTAGGGACTCAATAGTCAGGTAGGTCTGATTATTGATGACCGTTGGGTAGGCTACCGCGCCCGTCGCGATCGGAGTAGGCGGACTCCAAGTGGAAACCGCGAAACCAACCGTATCCATCAGGCGATCTACCACCTCTTGGACACTAACCAGGGTCTGACTTGCGAACTGGCCCTCAGTATAACCGAGGGTCGAGTTTGCAGTACCAGCTTGGATCAGGATAGACGACTGAGGTGAATTGGTGTTGCTGGTGATCCTGACATGGTGCAGGTTCCCAAGAGTAGCGTCCGAGGCCGCTCCTTGAGACGTTATGACCGTGGTGATATCCAAAGCAACGGTCGCCGCACTTTGGGTGGCACCAGGTGTCAGGATGACTTGGAAGTCAATCCCGTTAACCCTCAGGTTCAGGGTGTCATTCACACCAAGGGTGATGTTGAATGTCTCAGCGTGGGAACCCAACAGAGTTGCTGGCTTGTTGATTGCCCCTGGGGTCCCAGTTGCCGCCTGAAAGGTCTTGTACCCAATAAGGGACTCGGCCGTTCCTGGACGAATAGCAACTGCACTTGCGGCATCGAACCCACCAGGCAACGATGTTGGAGCTGTGTAACTCCTCAAAACGAAGAAGGTAGAGACGGTACTTGCCCCTGGACCAGGGATTGCTGTGAACAGATTGTTGGGTGCAGTCCCGTTGAAAGCTGGGATTGCGTCAATCGCGTCGTTGACAGCTGTCGCAATTGCAGCTGGAGTAGGATGCCCAGCTGGTATGGTCAGAACGTATTGAACACTGACCGCTACGGTACCATTGAAGGTGCTCGTAGGCGTAATAACCAACGTCGCAGTCGTAGATGAGGTGAACGTAACCGTACTGGTGGCGGAGATTGCACCCGTAGTCCCACTACCAAACGTAGCCGTTACGGTACCAGCAGTCCTGTTGGTAATCGTAATGGTTAGGATGTAAGTTACACCCGAGATAGCGGCCAAAGTATTAGACAGAGCCGTGGTATTACCCGTTGTGTGGGTAAATGCGTTGTACGCTCCGGTCCAGTCCGTTGATGTCCAACCAGTCGAACTGGTTATCTCCGCACTCCCAATGTCAACACCGTCAATTGTTAGATTGAGGGCATCGTTCACACCGGCAACAACGGTTGTCACCAAGTTACCACCAGTCAGTGGTACAGCCTGGCTTACCATGTAAGCTCTAGCTGGTGAGTTTAGTAGGGTAGCTACTGGAGTTCCGTTGACTAGAGTGCTCCAGTCAGAGGATGAGGGGGCGTAGAAGGAGTACGGCTGGGCACCTAGGTTCGTGTAGACTGCGTTCCTGGCTGCGGACTGCCCGAAGGTGACCGTAACGGTCTCGCCTACTGGGTTGCCACCCACATGCATGGCATCCGGGATCTGCTCGACCCCACGCGGCCACTGAACGGTCTGGGCGAGCGTACCGTTCTTGGAACCAAAACGAACCTGGTATAGATTCGCATTGAACAGGGAGGAAAAGACCTCGTACTGACCAACTCCGAGGGGTCCCGGAACCTTGTTGGTGAGGATGTAGGTATCGTCTACGATCCTGTTGTAGTAGAAGGTGGCGAAGACAGTCCAGTCCGGAGGGAGCGGGGTCTTGAGGGTGATCTTCCGGTTGGGCCCGTCAACTGATATGACAGTCGCCGCGGGGCGCCCAAGGGCGTCTTCAAGGTTCCTACCGACTCTGGCCACAATGAGGTCAGGGCGATTCGTGATGAGGTCCTGACGGTTGTTGGCAACCGAGCTGAATAGGGCTGAGCCAAGTATGGTGTCGCGCCCGTTACCTGTCGTAGGTACTTCAGGTAGGAGGAACACGGTGTTGCTGACGGCCGCCGGGATCACCGTGGTGTCAATGAACGGGTCGCACTCAACCAAGTACAGCTTGTCGTCGACCAATGTCGGAACAATCTGCGAGGAATCGAGAGGTTCGCTCCCAGGGGTGTTCAAGGTCGAAGACACTGAGTAGCTGGTTCCCCAGTGGACGATTGAGACGTCCGGGGACGGGTTCACAACTACGAAGTCTTGGTTCTGGATGAAGTCCGAACGACCTGAACTGATACCGCAACGAACGACGTTCGTTACTAGGGTGTTCGGCAAGTAGTCGAACGTATCCTGCCAGGTATTCGCGAAGTAGTTGATTGTAGCTGTGGACCCAGGAGGGGGCGCCAGTGCGAGGGTCACAATGCCGTTGGTCCCGTCTACTGCAGTCGGGATAACCTGGAGGTTGTTGACCTTGACCACAACCTTGGACGTATCCGTAGTCGTGATGCCGCCGGAGGTTCCGTCCACGATGGGTCGCTGGAATACCCGGAATTGAGTGTTGCCGCTTGCCGTTTGACCTGCAGCCAACCCAAGGATACCGTTGGCAGTCCCAGTACCAATCGATACTGAAGAAGCCGCGGTAAGGGTTAGGTGGTTGAGACCCTCATTGTCCATGAACACTGAGGTAACCAAACCAAGTATGGCTGCCGCATCAATCTGAGTCTTCAGACTCGAGGCTGACGAAGAGCCTGGAGCGAAGGTCACGGTAGCCTCGGACCCACCGTTCGCAGTCACCTTCAAGGTATCGTTGACACCTGTCGTAATGACAAATGGCTCGAACCCTGGAGAGGTAATCGACGGAGGGGTCGCTGATACCTGAGCGGAGACGTCATCCAAGAAGGCGGTATCGCCTCGATGAAAGAAGTAGGTGACACGGACGTTGTCCGTGGCT